TCGGCCACTCCGCCTCCGAGCCATGTCTGCGTGCCGTCGCCGTTGTCCACGGCGATGGTGCCGGTCAGGCAGGTCGAATGCGAGCCGGCCTTGGCGTATGCGGCGCTGGCCAGGGCAAGTGCGAGGGAGTCGTCGGCTGGTCTGATCTCCATGTGACTGGCCATGGTGCTTCCTTTAGTCGAATGGTTCGGCGATCGGGTCGAATTTGAGGGTGACCTTGCCGGTCTGGTCTCCGCTCATCTGCATGAGCCTCATGGTGGTGACGCCGTCCGGCCAGTCGGGGAATCCGTCGATGGCGACGTCGAAGGTCTCCCCCGGCCAGAAGCTGCCGAGCGGATGCAATGGCAGGCCGTTGGCATCCACGTCGTTGGCGTCCATCTCGCCGGACAGTTGGCAGAGCGGCCGCCGGTTGGCGAGCATCGCGGCGTTCGCGGCCGAGGAGAGCAGTTCCCAGGTCTTCGCGTCCGACGCGCTGAGCGTGGTCTCGCGCAATGGCCATGGGTCCTCGCGTCTGGTCAGGGAGAGGTCTTCGGCCAAAGCGCACATGGTGCCACTGTCCGCGCCGGATCCCGTGGCATAGACGCGCATGATGGGCGCGCACCTGTCGATCTTGATGTTCTCCAGAGTGCCGCCCTGCGGATGGCAGGAGAGGCTGAGCCGCCTGTCCTGGTTGAGGTGGACGTCTCCGTCACTGCCGGCGAGGAAACGGAAGCGGATGTGCTGCGAATCCGCCAGGTACGGCCTGAATTGCATGTCGGGGCCGCCGTCCGCGTCGGCGATGTTCTTGAGGATGTCCGAGCACTTGTGGCTGCCGATGTTCGAGTCCTGGTATTCCGCGACGGTCTGGCGCGGCAGGATGGTTTTGTGCGGGCCGTCCGTGGCGGTGGTGCTGCCGGTCTGCTTGCCGTCCGCGTCGAACGAGAACACCACGGTGGTGGTGGTCACGGTCCGCTCCGAGTAGTCGGCGTGGTTTTTGGTGACGGTCTTCTTGGTGACGGTGGTCTGCGCCGTGGTGATGGTCTTGGTCGTCGTATGCTGCTTGGTCACTGTCCCCTTGCGCGTCTGGTAACTGTACGGCTTGGTTTCGGCGACCTGCTTGGTCCGCTTCGACACGTGCTGTTCAGTGATGGTGCTGGTGTCGCCGTCCACCACGGTCTCGACGTAGCCATCGGCCAAGGTCTCGCGTCTCTTGGATTTGGTCTTGGCCGCGGTCTTGTCCTCCGTCGCGCCGTCGGACGGCAGACTGTGCGTGCCGACCTCGTTGAGATACGGCAAGTCGATCGGCAGCGAGCCGCCGGGCTTCATCTCGGTGCATTGGCGGATGACCTCGCATGCCAGGGCGCGCCAGCTGAGGTTTTCGAACCGGTATTTCCGTGTGCTGGTGTGGTTCGCGCCGGTGCCGAACGCCCCCTCGTGGACGAGATACCGGTCCTCGAGCATGCCGAACATGCTGACGACCGGCACGCTGACGTCATGCCAGCTTGACGTGCGCACACCCAGCGCGCCAGCCAGAATCGGCGTGCCCAATGAGGACGGGTCGTCCATCGGCGAGCGCCAGAAGAGTGCGAGTCCACGCTTGTATGGTTGGAGTGCCGCGGCTCGTGCGGCTGGTGTGGTGCCGGGGATTTCGGTCCATGGGAGTTCGAGGCCGCTGATGGAGTCGTCTCCGAGTCCTTTGTCCTTGGTGGTGACGAATGAGCAGTCGGACACGGTCATGGACCAGGAGAAGCTGGGGATGTCGATCTCCTGCGCCAGTTGGCCGCTTTGAACGTCGTAGAGGAAGGCGCGCCAGCTCATACCACCGGCCCCCTGTCCCAGATGATGAAGCGGCGGCCGCACCAGAGGGCGTCCTTGTTGTCCTGTGATGGGTTGTAGTGGAAGACGGGTGCGGATCCGTTTTGGAGCCACGTGCGCAGCCTTGCCGTGTGCCGTCCTGCGGCCACGGCGGCGATATAAGAGGTCTCATGTGTCTGCCATGCGCCGTAGCTGACGAAGTTGGCGCAGGAGTGGTCGAGGTCCTTGCCGTCGAGCTGGAATCCGATGGCCCATTCGCACCGGTGCGACATGTCGCTCCAGGAGGTCGCGCCGGCGGAGCTCAGATTGGTTTTGAACTGGAATTCGACCATCCTGTCGGTCGGCAGGGTGAAGTCGATGGGCTGTTCGAAATAGTATTTTTTGACGGTCGAATCGCCCGTCATGTCACGACGGTCCCAGTTCTCGCCGAGTTTTCCGAGACTGGAGCCGTATGGTAGGGCGTAGTCCGGCGTCCACATCTGGGTGGCGCTGGCCGTCGAGGTCGCGCCGGCCGGCATGCGCATCTTGCGGAGCATGGTGCAGCCGGCGGGTATCGTCGGTTCGGCCGGGTTCGCGCTTGGCGTGCCTTGGGTGACGCCTAGGGTGACGTAATTGTCGGAATCCTTGTATTCGAGCTGGTTGTGCGCGCAGATCCAGACGATGTCGATGCGCGGATTTGATGGGTCTCCGGCGGACACGGCCGGGGTCTGGCCTCCCTCGTGGTAGGCGATGGTCTTGCCGTCGCTGTCACCACGCGAGCAGACGGCCACTCCCGCGCCGACGTTGTACCGCAGATCGTTCCTGCCGGTGACGTTCAACCCGTCGATGATGCCGCAGTTGGCGAACTGGGCGCCGAGGATTCGACGGTGGACGAGCGGTGTCACGCCGATGTTGCTGGTGTTCGGTGCGATGCCCAATGCAACAGTGCTCATTGCTACTCCTTACATGTATGTGTCACGTACCGCGCAGTCGACGAATCCGCCGCCAAGGCTGCTCAGGACGACGTTGATGGATCTATCGGGCGGGACCGTAGGAAAGCCGCGCTCCTCCAGCGTCCGGCTCACGTCCTGCCCTCCGATCGAGGCGGTTCGCGTGCGCGAGTCGAGGACGAGGGGCACGTCTTGGACCGGTTGCGTGCAGTGGATGGACTGCTGCAATCCGGGGAAGTCGAGTCTCACGCCGTCGGGCATGGGACCGTTGACGATGAAGACCGGGTAGGCGCGGCTGGATCCCTGGTTGGTTAGGACTCCGACGTTGGTGCCGGCGCCTTCGGCCTTGAGGCCGTATGAGAGCGGGTATCTGAGACCGGTGTGGTTTGTGCTGTAGTCGAGGCCGCCGCCTGCCATGCTGACATGCTGTGCGGTGAGCTGGATGCGTCGCGCTTCTGCCGTGACGCGTTCCGGACGCTCGAATACAAGCGTGATGTCGCCACTCAAGTTCTGCCAGAGGGGATTCTGGATCTTCTGCTCGAGGCTCCTGCTGTAGTAGCCGCCGACACATTGCGTGTCCTGTCCCTGGTCGGTGACGCGGCAGGTGACGAGGCCGTGAACGGCCCGGTCGAGCTGGGCGAGCAGGCCGAGCGCCTCCTGTCGGTCTCCGGCGATGACGCGGTAGCCAACGGTCACGACGCGCGCCGCGTAGAGGATGTCGGATTCGGCGATGTCGTGGCCGCCGTCCCCCTGTCCCCTGGCGGTGACGGTGATCTTCGGGTCCGGCGTCTGATACCATCCGGCGATGCCGGTCAGCGCGATGCCGGGCCCTTGGAAGTCGCCGTCGCCGTGGAGGGTGACGCTCGACCCGTTCGCGGTGAGTGTGACGTCTGACATCAGCGAGCGCTCCTTACTGCCGCGCTGGCGGTGCGGCCGATGATGGTGCCTGTCACGCTTGGCTGTTGCGTGGTGACGATCTTCATCGGCATGTTGACAGTGGTGGCGCCTGCTTCGGCCGGCATTTCGACTTTGACGACGATCGGCATGTCGCGCGAGGTGCTGAATGCCTCGCGTGGGATTTTCATCTCGTTGATGGCACGCATGGTTTCCAGGCCGTAGTAGTCGACCGCGGCGGCCCTGTGGGTGTATTCGCCTGCCGCGAGGCGGGCGTTGAGCAAGTACACGCTGTCGCTGAGGCTGTTGCCGGGCGCCCATGCCGGATCCACGTAGCCGGAGAACATGCCACCTCCGGCGAACCGCTGGAAGGTGCCATCAGTGAACATGCCGCCGGTGTAACCGCCCTCCTTCTTCGTGTGCTCGGTGACGGTGAAGGACTTGTCGGCGATTTTGAAGTTGTTGATGGACTGGAGCACCGGTGTGGCCTGGTCGTTGACCGAGGCGGTGGCCTTCTTGTCCTTGAGTTTCTTGGCGTTGACTGCGTCGACCTTCGGTCCGGCCTTGTCGGTCGAATCGAGCATGTTGCGCTTGTTGGTCAGCTTCTTCGCGTTCGCGGCGTTCGTCTTCGGCGTGGCCTTGTCCGTGGAGTCCAAGGTGTTGCGCTTGTTGGTCAGCTTCTTGGAGTTGGCCTTGTCGACCTTCGGCGAGGCGTTGTCCTTGGCGTCGAGCTTGGCGGTAGCCTTCTTGTTGTTGAGCTTGTTGACATTCGCGGAGGCCGTCTTAGCTTTTTTGGACGCCTTGTCGGTCGCATCGAGGGTCGCCTTGACGTGGGTCTTGTTGAAGGCCTGCATCATCTTCTGCGCCTTCTTGGCGCTGGCCGCGGCCTTCTTCGCGTCGGCGTCCAGCGTGGCCTTCGCGTCGATCTCGTGGAACTTGCCGAGGCTCGTCTTGGCGTCCTTGGTCTTCTTCTTGGCCTTGGAATCGTCAACGTCAAGCTTCGCCTTGTTGTCGCGGGCGGCTTTTTCGATTGATGTGATGCTGGACTGGATGTGAGACGAGCTCAAGCCCCAGCGATCGGCGAGGTCGTTGGCGGCCTGCGCGCTCATGCCGGACGCCTCGGCCTGTCGGACGACCGCTTCGCGGGCGTCCTGCAGCACCACTCTGGCGCGATTGAGTTCGCCGTTGGAGAAGTTGGTGTTCTCGCCCTGCTTGAGGATCTTCTCGGCGGCGTTCTGCGCGCTGCTGGCGATGTCCTCGAGAGCCTGCTTGGTCTTGGTGCCTTTCTCGGAGAATTTGTCGAGCAGGTTGCCGTACTGGTCGAAGACCACACCATTGTCCTTGCAGGTGTCCGACAGCTGGCCGATCTTCTGGTTGAGCTGGTCCACGGCCTCGTCGGCGGTCAAATTGTTGGATTCGAGACCGAAGAGCGATTTGACGAGTCCGTCGATTTCCTCGGCCGCGTCCTTGGCGCTGCTGCCGAGATCCTTGGTTGCGCTGGCCGCCTGCTTGGCGGAGGAGGCGCTCTTGCCATCGGCGCCCACGGCATCATTCGCGGCCTTCGTCTTTTCCTTGACCTTGTCGGACGCTTCCTTGTAGGCCTTGGACTCCTTGTTGATTTCGGACGTGAGGTCGTCGGCCACGGCGCGGCGCCTCGACATCTCGGAGGTGTCGTCCCCAGCGGCCTGGACGTACTCCTCGAGCGCGTCCTTGACCTTCTGCATGGCGGTGCCGTTGCCCATGGCGCTGCTGGTCACGTCGGTGAGGTTGACGCCCATCTCCTTCATGGCCTTGGACGCGTCCTCACCGCCGATTTTCAAATTCTGGAAATGGCCGGCGATGGTCTCGGCGATGTTGCTGCTGGACTCGATGCTCGTCTTGAGCTCGTCCTGCGCCTCCTTGGCCTTCTGCTGGGCGCTGGCGAATGCGGCGAGCGCGAATCCGGCGACGGTGAGTGCGACTCCCCATGGTCCGCCGAGGAGGGTGACGATGCCGGAGAGTCCTCCGCGTAAGCCTCGGGCTGCGATTTGGGTGCGGGTGAGTCCGTCGGCCATGGCGGCGGCGTCGGTGCCTTTGATGGCGGTGGTGATGTCGGTGAAGGCGCTTTTGAGTTGTGGTCCGGCTATGGCGATGCGTTGGATGGGGTCGACGAGCAGGCCGAAGGCTTGGGCTGCGGCGCTGGTGCCGGTGTTGAGTGGTGTGACGGCCTTGTGGAGTCCGGCGAGGATGCCGGTGAGGCTTGCTCCGAGGACGATTGCCTGTTGGACTCCGGCGGGGAGGTTGCCGAAGTCGGTGATGAGGTCGGTCAGGCCCTGGGTGAATTTGCGGAGCGGCCCCTGCGCGCCCTCGCCGATCTTGGTCATGGCGGACTGGGTGGCGCTCTCGAGCATCTTGAGGTCGCCCTTGAGGTTGTTGGTCTTGTTGGACGCCTGCTGTGCGGCGAAGCCACTGTCGGAGACGGCCTTGGTCCAGTCTTCGACACCCTTTTTACCAGCGTTCATAATATAGGTGGCGCCACTTGTTGCATAGCTGCCGAAGATGGTGGCCATCGCATAATGCCGTTGCTCTTCGGACAGAGAGCCTATCTTTTCTTTGAGCTGACCGGCGAAATTCGCCATGCCGACGAATTTTTCCGAAGAGTCATAAACGCTGATACCAAGCTTGTCCATTTCCGCTTGAGCTTCTGACGATGGCGCGGAGAGCTTCATCAACATGGAATTGAGCTGTGTGCCGGCTTCGGCGCCGACGATGCCGTTCTGCGCGAAAAGCGCCAGAACGCCGACGGTCTCCTGCAGACTCATGCCGAAGCCATTGGCCTGGGCGCCGCAGTTGTTGAGCGCTTCGCCGAAGTCCGACACGTCGCCAACGGCCTTGTCTGCGCCGGCGGCGAGCGCGTCGGCGGTGGATGTGGCGTCCTTGCCGGACAGGTGGAACATGGTGAGCGCCTGGCTCATGTATTCGGCGGCGTTTCCGACGTCCATCTGTCCTGCGGCGGCGAGGTTGAGGGATGCGGTGAGGCCGCCGGAGAGTATGTCGGACACGCTCATGCCGGCTTTGGCGAGGTCGTTGATGGCGCCGGCTGATTCGGCTGCAGTGTAGACGGTGCTTGCGCCGGCCTGCAGGGCGGCGGCGCGTAATTGGCCGAGCTGTGCGGTGGTTGCACCCGAGTTGGCCTGCACCGTGCTCATCTGCTCGTCGAAGTCGGCGGCCATCTTGATGGATGCGACGCCGAACGCGGCCACGGCCAACCCCGCGGCGGTGATGCCCTTGGTGACGAGACCGGTCTTGCTGCCGGACTTCTCCAATCCACCGGCCAAGGTCTCGGTGCTCTTGCCCGCCTTGGCCAGACTGGCCTCATACTGCGAGGTGTCGGCCATGAGTCGGACGACGATGTTCTTGTTGTCGGCCATTTCCCCTCCTTTTCAGTCGGTGAGGTGCGCCACCAGCGCGTTGCGCGCTGGACTGGTCTTGTTCGAGTCCTGCCATTGGCGCATGGATTCCTGCATATGCGCGGTCGCCCAGCAGATGCCCACGTCCGAGTGCAGGCCGAATTCGGCCTCCGGCGTCTGGCAGACGCTCCGAGGCAGACCGCACAGCGGACACAGCGTGCTCTCGTAATCGGCGAGCGCGCGCATCCATTCACGCTCCGTCTCGTCCCATTCAGGTTCCGGACGGTAGCCGATGATGCGTCGGTGGTTGTCGCGGATGGTCTCGTATGTGGGTTCCCAGCCGAGGAAGCGTTTGTAGCTGATGCCGAGCTGGCGGCAGAGCCGTAGGTCCTCTATCAGCCGCGGAGAACCTTCGAGGCTAGGTCGAATGCTGCTTTTGGGTCCGCGACGGTTCCGTTGAGCTCGTTGATGGCGTGCCAGAGCGGGGTGAATTGTCCGTCGGTCATCTCGCCGAACAGGGTGAGCAGGGCGTCCTTGGTGAGGTCGGCGTCGTCGACGGGCTTGCCGCCGATGGTGGCCGTCTCGATCATCTGCGGCAGTGCGGTGGCGGCGGTTCCGAACATGTCGCGGGTTCCGGCGGTGGCGCCGTTGGTGACGGTGTTGGCGGCGAGGGTCTGGGCCCATTTGCTCACGCCCATGGCGCGCAGGGTGATGACGAGCGTGCTTGCCTCGGCCTGCTTCCTCAATTCCTCGATGTGTTTGGCGGTGCGTTTGGCGGCGTTGTTGGCGCCGGCCTCGGTGACCTGTTCCGCGGTGAGTTCGCGGGCGAGCTGGTCTCCGAGCATGGCGATGCGTTCGGCGAGCTCCTGGTCGAGGATGATGTCGACCTGTTTGGTCTTGCGTGTCACTTTGAGCATGATGTTCCTTCGCTCCGTAAAAAGTCCTGTGTTGGTGTTCCTTTGCGAAGAATTTGAGAGGTTCCCGCGTCGGCGAAGGGAACAAAGTCCGACGCGGGAAGAATTGTCAGGAGACCTTCACGTTCTCGGCCCAGCCGGGGGCCTTGATGGTGAAGTTGACCTTGGAGCGCAGCACCGTGTTGGCGGCGATCGCGTCCTTGGCACTCATGCCGATGCGGACGGCGTAGACGTTGACCACGTCGCCGCTGACGAAGGTGCGGTCGGTGTCTTTGCCGTATCGACGGACAAAATAGCCTTCCGCGCCCTCCTTGAGAGTGTCCATGGCGGCGTTCTGGTTGGCGTGCTCGGTGTTGGTGTTGTCGATGACCTCGACGGACGGGCCGCTGATCTTCTTCCTGCCTGGGTTCTCGTAGTCCATCGAGCTGTTCTCGCGCTGGTCGCTGATCGTGTCCTGGCTTGGAGAGCAGGACCAACCGCCCAATGTCACGTAGTTTGACAGGTCGGTGCCGTTGGAGATTTCGGACGCGGTCGGATGGTTGATGTCCTTGATGGACGGCACCCAGATGGTGTTGACCTTTCCGTCCGCTGGCGTGGACGGGATTTCGGTTCCCAGATTGAGGACCATATTTCGCTCCTTAAGACGAAACCCCTCGCGGCTAATGCCGAAAGGGGTTGGAAACATTGGTTTCGGTCACATGCGCGACCAGTTGAATTTGAAGGTGAGGAGGCGGCACTGGTACAGGAGCGCCGTCTCCTCGGCGGTGAGTCCAGCGGCGTAGGCGCCGGAGTCGGAGAAGAGGGTGAGACAGCCGGTGTCGAAGCCTTGCGCCACGAAACGTTTGCCGGTCAGGCCGGGGACCATGAGGTCGTCGGCGATGACGTTGACGGAATCCGCGGTGGTGCTGACGATGCGCACCTGCAGTGTGCCGATGCCGCAATGAGGGCGTTGCGTCTCTCCGACGAGGTGGCCGTTGGTGGTCACCGTCTCGATGATCCACGGCGGCTTGTCCGTCGGCTTCGGCGCTGCCTGCCGGTACACAGTCCAACCTTTGGCCGGCTGCGGGATGTGGTCGAGGATGGTGCCGGTCAGGGTCATGATCGAGGTCATGCGAATCCCTCCGTCCCCGCCTGCGCCACATGCCTTGCAAGCGACGGCAATTCCTCTTCGGCGTGTTCGTAGAAGCGGTGGCTTCCACCGCCCTTGGCGGTGCCGAAGAAGGCGATGTTGGCCAGACTGCCCGCACCGCCCTTTGTAGGGCTGATGTCGGCGGCGATGCCCGACGCTCCGACGGTCTGCATCGTGTAATGGATGCCGATGCGCCGGAAGGCGGCGTTCCTGGACGTTTTCAGATCGCCCTCGATGCTTTCCTTGACGTTCTGCGCGCCCTTCTTCACTGCGGCGGACACCAATGCACGACGCACGGTGGCACCGTCTGCGAGAGTGGTTCCGAAGGCTTTCAGCTGGCTCGCGTCCACGTTCACAAGACTCATGCGTCCTCCTTCACATTCCAGCGGCAGGCGGTGACATGGCTCTTCTCCGATTGCGGGGAGACGAGCCGGAACCGTCGGCCGGAAAGCAGCGGATTCGCGGAATCCGTGACCTCCACCACGTCACCGGCACGCAGGCCGGACGTGTCGTAAGGGAAATGCACATACAGCGACCAGACGAGACTTACAGCGCCCATGGCCTGCGCCGCACTACCCTCCGTCTGCTCGCTGGCGAGACCGCCCGAGGTCTGCACCTTGCACTTGCCTTTGTACACCTGCTCCGTGCCGGTGTTCGGCAGTCCCGTGTCCGGATCCGTGGTGGACTCGTCAGGTCGGGTTACCGTGCACCGGTCGGTCATGAGACTCTCCGCGTCACGACGGGCCTTGGAGAGGAATGATGCGCTGATTCTCATCGGAACACCCCTATCGAAGAGACGTTCGCGCCGAAGCGGTTGCGCAGGCTGCGCTTGGTCGCTTCCGGCAGTTCGGTCACGTCGATTTGGGCGGCATCGCCTTGCGCGTATCCGACCTGTGCGTCGTCGACGCGTTCGTAGCTGACGCCGGCGTGGGCGCCGGGGCCTCCGTCCTCGAGCTGGTGGAGTCCGGCTGCGACGTACGAGCAGACCAGTCTGACAATATCGGCGGGTATCGGATTCCAGCCACCCGTGAAGGTGACGGTCACGACCGACGGGATGCGTCCGAAGGGGCTCCACGGCTCTTCGCGGTAGAGTGCGGATCCGAGGAGCCGCCAGTCGTCGACGGTCTTGCCGTCGATGAGCACCTTGGAGACGCTTCTGACGGCCTTGCATGGCAGGTCGAGTTTCCTGGACTGCTCTCCGGGGATGTCGACGGTCCATTCGCCGATGGTGATCGGACAGCCGGCGGCCGAGCGGACGGCATCGGAGACCGAGTCGAGCAGACTGGTTGCCGTCTGCTCATCGATCACTTCGATGCCGTTGCTTTTCAGGTCGTCCAAAGTGGCCAGTGCAGTCATTTCAGCCTCCGATCATCGGACTCGACTACTTGCCGCTCTTCTTGCCTGCAGCAGCATCCTCTTCACCGTCGCTGTCTCCGGTGGTACCGCTCACGACAGGGGTCTGCGCATCCTGCAGGGAACGACCGGTGGCGGTGGAGAGGTTCAGGGTAATCTTGGTCAGGCACTCGGGGCGGATGACCTTGGCGCCGTACAGGTCGAGGCCGCGCACCATATCGGCGAAGTCGGTCTGCATGCGCATAGCCTCGACGTTGCTGACCTGCTGCGCGAAGGTGACGGCAGCGTTCGTGCCTGCGAGAATGGACTGCGTGTCCGGGCTGGCGGACTTGTGCGGCACATTGTTGGACTTCACGACAGTGAAGCCGCGCACCTGGCCGACCACGCCGTTGAGCAGCGTATTATGGCCCGCTTCGGTGCCTTCGATGAAGCGGGAGTCCTGCAGCAGGAGCGCGTAGAAGTCGGGGCTGACGACGAGCCAGCGTCCCTCGTCAGGCACGTTCTGCACATCAAGCTTCCGTCCGGCTTCCACGACGGCGAGATACGCGTCGGCGGGGGTGCCGACGTCCACGGTCTTCGCCGGCGTGCTGACGGCAGTGTCCATGAGATTAGAGATGTAGTTCTCCACGTTCTTCATCATGTTGTAGGCGGCGGAATTGGTGAACTTTCCAGTCATGTCCGCCTTGGCCTGAGCCTTGTCGAGGTCGTTGACCTTGAAGGCGAAATAGTCGGACTGATTGATTTCAAGAACGGCTGCTTCCTTGTCATTGACATCGTCGACGGTGATCGCCTGGCCGCGGACGTACTTGCGCACGGTCACGTCGTCGTATCCGGTGATGTGCACGGTGTCACCGGCCTCACGGATGTCGCCCTCGTAATCGCGGTTGCACAGGCTCGGGAAGACGAGCTTCGCGCGCAGGGCTTCGAGGATGGCGGCGGACCATACCTCGGGGATGAAATTGGTGATTGCCATTGCTGGTGGCCTCCTTACTTGCTGCGGCCTGCGAGCAGGTCATCCAGACGGCCCTTGCGGCGCGCCTCCTCGATCTGCTTCGGGGTCATGTTCTTCAGATCGTCCCTGGTAAGCTGTCCCGCCTGATGATCGCCATCACGGGCGCCTGACGGTGGGATGATTCCCGCCAGGCCAGCCTTGTTCCCGCCTTGCGCGAGATACGGGTGTGCCGTGACCAGATCGTCGATTTTCTTGGAAATCGCCTTCTGGTCGTATCCTCCCTGATCGTCCGCGGTCAGGTCGGAGAAATCGATGAGCTTCAATGCGTCTCCCGGATTGATGAGCTTGCCGGTGGCCGCGGCGGTGACGTTCGCCTGGAGCACCTGCTTCTGCAGTCCGGCTATCGTGGCCTGCGCGGATTCGAATTCCTTGCCGCGCTTCTCCCAGTCAGCGACCTGCTTCTCCAGGTCGTCCACGCGGTCGGCCTTCTCGTAGGCGGTCTTGAGCTTCGCCTCGAGGTCGTTGTTGACCTTTTTCTGGCCTAGGAACTTGTCGTGCCAGTCGACGGGTGGCTCCTGCGCGCCCGGATCGTTGGTGTTCGGATCCTGCTGTTGTCCATCGGACATAGTGTTTCCTTTCATTCGGTGTATTTTTCGCCGTTGCTGGAAAGCCAGCGGCGATACGAGTTCTCGGCCTTCGCCAGCACGTCAGGCGTGACCGGTTTGCCGGGCTGGTAGGGATTGTGGCCGTCCAATGCGGCCTCGTAGCGGAGCCGCGCATTGAGCAGACGCTTCTGCGCCGCGGTCAGCTCCTCATGCCGTCCCTGGCGGTATCCGTTGTCGTGCAGCCATTGGCTGCGGCGAAGCTCCGGCACCTGCTCACGCCACTTGTCGGGCAGGATGTATCCCTCGCGCTTCAGAAGTTCGATGGTCTGCTCGCGCGGCAGGTTGAAGCTGTAGATGCCCTCCGGCGTGAGCCTGCGCCTCTGGCGTTGGCCGTATTCGTATTTGCGGATCATGCGGCTCCACCCGTAGCGGCTGGTGCCTTCGGACGTGGCCATGCCGATGTTGCCGCGTCCGACCGGCCGCATGCCTCGATGCGCGTTGACGACCTGGTAGATGTCGGCGCCGTCTCTGATTGCCTGCGCGTCGGCATGCCCGAAGACCTTGTCCTGCTCCTCTTCGCTCATGTTGTTGAAGCGGTCCATCGGCGATGTGATCCAGCCTTGTTTCTCGGCCTTTTCCTTGCCTTTGCAGGGTATGGTGCGGCCGTGGCATTTCGGATGACGAAGGAAGTCGTTGTTGTGCCGGAAGTATTTTCCGGCGAGGATGGCGCATCTTGGGCAGCAGTCGGGTGATTCGACTCGCACATAGCCGACGCCGGCACGTTGCGTGATGCTGACGCCCATCGCGCTGATTGACGTGTCCTCGAGGGCCTGCATGGCCATCTGGCGAAGCGTCGCACGACCTGCCATCATGGCATCGGATTCGCCCATGCCTGACTTGATGGCCGACAAAGTGCGCGTCACCGGGATATCGAAATATGATTCGAGGTCGATGCCGCTCGGCGCGAAACCCGTCCCGAAGGCGAGGGGATTCGCAATACCGTCAGGGCGCACGTAGTCGCCCTGTTCGGCGAGCATCAACGTGGACGAGTCCATCGCATCGCTCGCGGCGCGGGTCTGCAGTGTGGCGAAGAGCGTAAGGAAATCGGCGTTTGTCCGATTCCAGCTGTCACGCACCCGCCTCGGATCCACGCCCTTCCACGTTTTGTCCGCCGCCCTCACGGCCAGCAGGCACAGTCTGGCCAGAGTGTGCCGACTGTCCGACAGGCTCTCCAGCGTCACCGTCATCAGATGCACCTCCGACCTGCAGGCTGCGGGCTATCTCCGCCATCTCCGGATCGTGATTCTCGTCGTCCACCATGCGCATGATGCGCTTGATGTCCTCCGGACTCTGACCCATCTGCTCGGCGATCCACTGCAACGGGTATCCGAGCTTCTTGTATTTGAGCATCGCGTCGGCCATGAGGGCCTCGGACCGGTATTGCGGTGTGGCGAACACGACCTTTGAATCCTCGAGGATGCGGGCTGATTCCTCATCGTCCTCGAGCATCATGGCCATCACGCACAATTCGCGCACCGGCTGACGCATGAAGCTGATGCGCTCCAATGTCTTCGACACGAGGCCGGCTTCGGCGACCTCGTAGCCGGTGGCCGGCACCTCCGCATTCGTCAGCAGGTAGTGGCCGGGCGTGCGTGTCTCGGCCGCGATGTGCTCGACGGCCTTCTGGATGATCGGCAGGAAAGCCTGCAGGTTGCTGGCTGTCCATTCGCCGATCGACACGTTGTCGCCGGTGATCTGCATGATGCGCTCCATGACCTGCTTGTCGAGGTTCACGGGGCGTTCACCGACCTGCTCTCCGGTCGCCTTGTCGAAGACCGGCTCGGACAGGGAGTCGCCGCCGAGTATCACCCTCGCAGGCATGGACGCGAAGTCCAGGGCGTTGAGCGTGTAGGCCCAGCAGACGTTGACGGCGTCCTGCATCGATTCGACCTGCTCCACATCACTGATCGGCAGGTCGTCCAGGAGCATCTGATTGCGGAATTCGACCAGCGGAACTCGGCCGAGAGGATTCTCGCGCGCCGAATCCGGCACGAACCGCCAGCCCTCCACGCCGGGCGGCAGACGGTTACGCTCGTCGTCCCCGCCTGCACGCACGCGCACCACGTCGAAGACCATGTCCGGCAGCAGCAGCGTGCCGAACTCGTGCTCCTCGTCGTATCGGACCAGGAGGCCGGCGTCGACCTCGCCGGTGAGCGGATCATAGTGCACTGCCGCGCTGTCCGGATGCTCGAAGCTGATGCGCGCCCTGCCGTCCGGCATCGACGTGACCAGGCCGAAAGCACGTCCGGTCGTGGTCATCATCAGCGCGCTCTCCTGCAGCTTGCGGTCGCAGTCGTTGCGCTCCCACACGCGCATCACGTGCGAATCCAATTCGCGGTCGTCATATGGGATGAAGCCCTTGAAGTGGATGCGTTCGACCGGCGCCTGCGCCACAGGCAGACACCAGTTGTCGGCGAAACCTGAGAACCGGTCCGCCATGTAGCGTTTGAATTCGTCGGACGCGAATTTCAGTGTGCCGCGCTTGCCACGCACGTAATCCGTATGCTTCCTGATGCCCGGCCGACGGTTCTCGATCTTCAAGGCGAGAAGATTCGCCATGCGATTCACGTCATCGGCGGTACGAATCATTTAGAACCCCCTCGTAGTAGAACCAGTCAGCAGGTACGCCTTGCGTTTCCTGCCCCAACCGGCGGCACGTGCATCACATGCCGCCTCGTGCGCCAGCACGCACGTCACCGCCGCATCAATCTTCCGCGTCTGCTTCGGCTTGCCCCGCCCGTAGCGTTCGCCGGACTTGGCGAAGCGTCTTGCGTTGCGCATGTGCGTGATGGTGATCGGACAGCCGTCCTGCGTGATCGCGTGATGCTGCAGGTCGGATTCGAAGCGTTTCAACGCTTCCCAGACGGCGGTGATACGGCTCGAACCGCTCATCGACCAGGGGATGAATTTCTTCGGCCCGTATTGGGAGTCCCATGCCTCGATCTGCGATTCCCACGACACCTCGTCGCGGAAACCGGGATCGCAATAGGCGCGGATCACCTTGTATCGGTCGTTGAGCTCGTCCATGGCGGCATTGACCTCGCCGCGCGGGATGCGGCCGCCCCACGTCTTCGGATTCCAGATCGTCGGACGACGATCCGCGCCATACCGTGGCGTGAAGATGAAACCTTCACGGGTCTCGGCCTTGATGCATGTCCAGTCGTCGTTCTCGGAGCCGTCGAAGCCGAGGCACACCTCTGTGCCTTTCGGCGGGTTCTCAAGCCAAAGCTCATGCTCGGACATGCTAGTATCCCATGTTCCTCAAGACCGATTTCGACAAACTCTTCTGCGAGCGCTGGTAGTTCTGGTTTGTGATCTCCCTTGTCGTCGCTTCGCCGAAGGAATTGACGAATGCGCGGCTTGTGCCGCTTGATTTTGGTTGGCGTCGGATCTGTTCGTCGGAGATTCTGTCGCGCTGTGCTCTGGCGGTGTGGAATGCCTTGGAAGCCGCTTGGTATTTGTCGTAGTTCGCCTTGGTTGCCTCCGGGAACACGCTTTCCGGCATGCGCTGGTTGTATTGCGTGGCTCCGTGCGCGGTTCTCTGCATGATTTCCGATGCGGTGTCCATGCGGTTTCCCGCGTCGCGCATCATCTTGGTGAGATCCGAGTCGCTTACGGATGAGAGGTCAGTGGCAGAGCCTCCCCCTCCGCCGCCATGTCCGCCACGGCCTGCGCCCGAGCTTGATCCTCTTCCGCCCATTTTTTCATCCTTTCCACATTGCTGTTTTCGAATGCGACAACTTCGGTGGCGCCGAAGTCGAAAAACGGAATGGCATCTCCGTAGAGGAGAATCTTTTCCGGTTCAAGCCTGTCGATCGCGTACCGCATGCCGAGCCGCCAATAGAGCTCTGCCGTCGGATTGTCATTCACTCCGACAGTGCTTACCGCGACGGTGGAGTTGTTTGGAATGCCTGAAAAGCAGTAAGAGAACGATTCTGGGCCAGCCCATTGAAGCGTTGGGATGACTTTCAGCCCGCAGGACTGCCAGTATGCTCCGATCAGACGGCTTCGGAAGACGTTATAGATCTTCATCGCTTCCGGCATGTCCATGTATGTGCTGAAATCAGGCGTCAGCACACACTGGAAGCGTTTGAGCGGCGCGATGTATCTGTCCGGCTGGTTCCAGACTCTCTGGAACTGGTAGTCATCGATGAAGAAATGGATTCCGCAATGCTTGACTGTCTTTTTGCCGGTCGCGTAATTGAAGCCCATCAACGTGTCAGGGGTGGTGACGTCCTGTTTTGCAAGCATTGGCATGTCGTATCTGCCGACCGTCCGCACCTTTTGCAGCAGCGGAAGATTGTATTGCCTCATCGTCCGCATCCTTGATTTGTTGAGTGGTCTATTGTCCCGCATAGCAGCTCTCCCATAGTCCGTCCTCGAGCCATGCGCCGCCTCCCTGCACCATTCGGTTGCCGAAAAAGCGCTCGGCCTGTGCCGGGTCCTTCTCCATGAGCGCCTCGGCCTCCGCTTCGACGGAGTCCAAGGGCACCCAGGGACTGCCGGCGTAGACCCATTCGAGGATCTTGCGGCGTTCGCGCCGGTTGTTGAAGCTGTATGGCGTACCGTCCTTGTGTCGCAAATCGGGATTCAGGTCGGGGTTGCGGTAGAAGATCCACACGTCCTTGCTGGCCGATTCGAACTGCTGTTGGGCGTACGAGTTCTCGCCGGGGTCGTAGGCGTTGGTCCAGAAGTGCGTCCTACCGCCCATGCCGGCGGCGCCACGGCGTTGGGTGTCGGCCACGTCGAGCATGCCGTTCGACTTGGTGTACAAACCGGCCTCGTCCTGTTCGGCGTCCGAGATCGGGTTGCCCAGACGGCTGGTGGCCGAGGCGGTGACCACGTCGATGCGGTCGAGGTCGAGATCGTCATCATCCAAGTTGATTCCGGGGCGCAGGATGCGGATGAAGCCCTCGCGCACCTTGAGCAGCCGCTTCAATGGTCCGAGCCGGATCATCGCGACGAGTGGACGGTAGGCGTTGCGCACCTGGTCCTCGGAGTTCGCGGTCAGCTGGATGAGGGGCGACGGGTGGCGCATGCCCTTCGGCTCGCCCGGATTGTAGTGGTAGACCCATCCGCAGGGGCAGCCGTTGTCGGAGCAGCGGTACACGTCGCCGGGCTTCGCCCATCCGGCAAACACGACGGGGCCGCAGGCCTCGAGGATGGCGCATGACGCCTCGGTCGGCCCCTTGCCTGTCTTCTGTGGGCCGATGCAGCCGGTCAGACGATATTGAAAAGCTTGGTTAAGGACGAGCGGATTGTCTACCGTGACCTCCTCGGGGGGCACGAATTCCGCGTCCTCGCGCACCCTCCAGCGGTGTGCGGCGTACCAGAACTGCCAATCTGACCAGCAGAAGGGCTTGCCGCGGAGGATTCCGTCTGGCTGGCGCACGTGCCGCCGCACCCAGGCGTCCTGCAGGTCGGCGAGGGTCGGGAAGTCGATGATCCAGTCGTCGGCCATGTCACGCCCTCAGGCGTCGTGGGAACTGGACGATCTTGGTGTCCATGCCGCTGGCGGCGGCCTCCGCGTCCGTGGCGGGCACCTCGTGGGCGGCCATGTCGACGTTGTCCTCGGAAATCTTCCAGCCGAGCGCCTGTAATCCGGCCTCGGACAGGCCGATGCGGTCCTCGAGCCGAATCTTGATCGCCACGTCCGCGGCCTTCGCCGTCGGACTCTCGCAGGTGACGCATTCGCGGACATATGATGCGATCTGGTAATGCAAGTATTTCAGTTGCGGCTGTTTCCATGCGCGCGCCTGCGGCAGACGCCACAGCTGTTTCCACAGTTCGGCCTCCCGGTCGTTCCAGGATTCCGAACCGGCGGTGTCCTCGACCCATTCCTGCGAGTCCTTGTCGAAATAGCGGATCACGTAAGGCGGCAGCGGGAATTTCGGCGGCCTGCCCTTGTATTCGGTGTTCGGCAGGCTGCGCAGGGTGTATCCCCTGCGTTCGCTCGCACCGCTCGACGGATCCGGCATCGGACCGGATCTGACGCGTTTTCCTCCTCTTGGCATGTCTCCTCCATCGTCGGACGGTCTCGCGCCGTTCCTTCGCTGCGGGCGGCCGGGCCTTTCGCCCGCCCCCCTCTGAAACTTTTGAACCCTCCGCACCTCGGAGACAGCTCTCCGGCGGTTCCGGCCGCCAATCCGTTAGGGGGTACCCCCGTGGGTGTTTCGCCGGTTTGTTTTCGTTGATTTTCCAACGTTTTCCAATACCGCGCGTTCGTCTTCGCGGCGAGCCGCGAACCGAATTGAAAAAGACTTGATCGCTTTTCGTTTTCCGCTTCGCCTCACGCTTGCGGCGCGCGCCGGACGTCGTCGGCTTGGCTCGACGTACCGCATGCGCGCAGCAGATGAGATGAATCAGCGAAGGCTTCGACCGTTGAAGCCTGAAGGTTTCGTCCTTGCCGTCTTGCTGTCGTGGCAACGCTTGCACAGGCCGCGCATGCGCGCCGGATCGTTGGGGTCCAGTCCGGCTTCGACGAGTTCGACGCGTTCGAGCGGCCAATGGTCGGCGATGGTGCTGGGGGCGCCGCACAGGCCATGGTGCCTGCCGCATCCGTCGGGTCCGTCACCAGGGCAGACGCATCGCGGGTCCCTCGCCAGCACACGGGCTCGTGCGAGACGATGCGCCTTCGAGGTGTATGGATTGCGGCCGCGCGAGCGGCGCTTGTCCTTGGCTTTCCTGCACTCGTCACACAGGGAGCCGGAGGATACCAGGTGCGGGCAGCCGGAGGTGGAGCATACCTTGTACATCAAATCCCCCATCGGAGGCCCGGCATGTCTGGGGTACGTCTCCCGCGAAGGTCCCCCAGCTGGCCACCCCCGATTCATGGGCTGCCGACGCGACGGGTGTCGCCGCCATGGTCGACGTCCTTCGGTGCGACGGCTCCAAGGGTTGCTAGTGGCTCCACGCCGGACAGCAACGATTATAAGCATTGGTAAAAGAAAAGCACCAGACCCTTCGGGCATGGTGCAAGTTCTCTTACAGATTACATGGACTCACCCTCTTGCGCAAGCCGCGTGTCGACCAGCTCGGCCTGATTGAATTCCCACACGCCACGGCCCAACCTGCACGCCTTCGGCAGACGACCACGCGCCAGCCAGTTGGACACCTGCTTGCGAGTGGTGCGCAAGCCCGCACGGTCGGTCAGCCAGTCGGCCGCCTCGGCGGGCGAACACGTCATAACCACCTGTCCAGCCTCCCCCAGCCTGCCGGACACCAGCATGTCCAAGTCCAAACGCTCGCCACACTCAGGACACCAGCCATCACGCATGCCCTGCGGCACGGCCAGCGACGTCGAACAGTCAGGACATTGCACGACAGTCACCCTGCCGTCCGAAGGCGTGGAAAGCCGGTCGACGCGCCTGAGCATCCTGTCCAGCCGATCGGCCAGCTCGCCGGCCGACGGCGAACACACCACACGCGACCACGACCTGCACACCACGCGATACGCCGGCCGCCACCCTTCGACCGGCAGCAGCATCCACTTGAGGTCCACGCAGCCCGCCAGCCGAAGCATCAAGCGGGCCGCATCCTCATAAACGGTCAGCCAATGCACACTCACCGGCAGACCAGGCTCACCACCACGCACGCCACCACCGCGCTCGCCGATGTGGGCCTTGCGTTCGGCGAGCGCTCGCAGTTCGGGGATGGTTTTGGCGAGGCTGGTGATTTGTCGTCGCATGTGTTTGGCGCAGGTTTTGCAGAGGGTGGTTTGTGCTGGTTCGCCGCATTGTTGGCATTGGCTGGTCATGGTTCCCGCTTTCCGGCTAGAATGGTGGTTGGTTTCTTGGAGGTTCCGTCCGGCTTGGCGGGGCCTCTCTTTTTATTCGCCTTGCTGGGCAATCTTGCTGATGAGCATGCGGCTGATGTTGTTCTCCTCGTCTCGCTGGTCGGCCTGATCGAGCATGTCGGCCGAGTCCTGCATCAGGTGCGCCTGTTTGAGTGCCTTGGACGCTTGGACGGTGGCCATGGTGAGCGCGTGGCTGATCTGGATGTCCTCGCTGCCGCTGAGGGTTTGGAGGCCGGCGAGCGCCTCGCTGATGTGTTTCTGCAGTGCGATGGCCTGGCGGCGGATGGTTTCGGCCGCGTTGAGACGGTTCACGCTTTTGTCGATGTCGTTGCTCATTGCTTATTCTCCTTTGTTGGTTCGTTCGTGGGGTCGGCTGGCAGGCTGCCGATTTGGGCGAGGGCTTGGTCAAGCTGGCGCATTGGTTGGGCGAGCGCGTCCGGCAGGCCCGTGATGCCTTGGACGGCGGCGCGGATACGGCCGGCCGTGTCGCTCATCGGGCGTCCCTGGTGGCCGTGTCGATGCGCTGCTCGCCGAGGCTGATGTGCTCGATGTTGGCCCGACGGCGGAGGATGAGCGCGTATTCGTCCATGACGTCAAGCTGCCTGCTCAACAGGCTGATCGGGCAGGTGGGCTCGAAATCGAGCGTGCCATCCGCATACCTTTGCAGCATGTCCCTGAGCCTGCCGGCGCGGGCGGTCAAATCGCGGTATTCGACACGCATGCGGTCCTGGTAGCCGGAGGCCTTGGCGCTCGCTGGTTCCGCTTGGTCGGCGGCGGCGAGCACTTCGATGGCTTGGCGCAGGTATCCGTCGCGGATCCATTCGGATGCGGTATTCCATTCCTCGTGGATGATTTCGGTGGAGTCCTTGCGGAGTGCCCATTTGAGTCCGAACAGACGTTCGGCGACGGCTTCGGTGCGCGCGTCGATCGGCGGCAGTGGCGGGGCGAGTGTTTCCTTACTCATGGTTTCCTCTTTCCTGGGTGGGATGATTTTCGGCCGATTCCCAGATGTTGTGCCAAAGCATCCGGATAACCCAATCGGGCATTTCGGTCCAGATGGTCAAGTGCGTCGAGACGGCTGAGGCTTTCCACCACCTGCCGCAGACGACGCAGTGCTGCAGACGGTGGCGAGGGAAGGTGCAACGCCCTGGTCCGATGCCGTTGCTGGCGCAGATGGCAGTGCCGAGAGCGTTCCGGCACAGATGCGGGGTCCGGTCTTTCATTCACCGGCCTCCGATTGGGACAGGCGCCACTGCTCGAAAAGACGGTAGACATCCAACGAGATGGCCCGGACCGGACTGGACACCCGCCTGCCACACAAATCGCACGTGTGCATATCCTGCGTGACCAACTCATCACGCTGACGCTGGAACGGGTTCCGAGCATCCCGCTCCTCCACGGCATCGGCGAGCGCCTCCCGAATCTTGTCCCTGGCATTGATGTAGGCGTGGTATCGAATCGACGCACTTTCCTCGAGGGGTCGATTGCCAAAACGCATTCCGGCGCTCGCGGCTTCGAGTTCCTGGGCGATGAGTTTGTTGAGCACGTCGATGGCGATGTCTGCGTCGCTGTTTCTCATTTTGTTTCCTTCTTGGTTTTGGCACATTCCGGGCAAAGGCTGGCGTTGGGGTCGATGGAATTGACTTGCCATCCCTCGTATTCGAGCCGATGCAGAGGTCCGACATCCCACTTGCGGCATTCGCGGCATGAGAGATGACGGTGGTTCGGACAGAGGCTGTCGCATGGATAATCTCGGTCGATGTGCCATCCCGCGGCTTCCAGTTCGTCCGGCGCTCCACTGTCGGTGATGTCGCAGTCATGGCATTCGACGTGCCAGTGGAGCGGACAGTAGTGCCTGCCTTGGAACTCGTCACATTGCCAGCCGTGGTCGACGGCCTCGTTGTCGGCGTCCTCGTAGGTCGCGTCATCGACGGAAAGGCTTGTATGGCACTCGTCGCAGACGACGAACAGCTCATGGATTTCCCGGTAGCTCATCGGTCCGGCTCCTTGTCCGCTCCGCTCACATGGCTCCAGTCGCAGGACAGGCCGCCTTGCTTTCCACATGCGTAGACGATGCAGTCCACCTTTCGTGTATCGGACAACGTGATGGCGCACTCGTAGAAACCATGGGCGGTGCCTCCATCGGTGCATTGCGAGTCGATGGACCTGACCGCATGCGCTGGCGTGGAAGGCTCCGACGCGCTCCCGCATCCCGCGAGAACGGTGCAGAGGGTGAGTGTGATGGCGGTAAGTGTGGCGCAGATGGTGTTTCTCATTGGGTTTCCTTTTTCATGTGTGTGGTCCAGTGGTTCCATTGGTTATTCCTTTCCGTAGACGGCGAGACTTCGTATGCCGTCGCTCATGCTGTTGGAACATGTGTTCGGATCGTGGTCGATGATGTCGTTTCCGATGCCTTGGAATCGGAGGGTGGCGGTGCCGTCCGGCCAGCGGATGAGTTCGAGTCGGCCGTCGATGACGACGTCGTCGTCGGTGCGGGCGATGCAGCGGCGGCCGATCAGGATGGCCGGGTCGGCCGACCGCCATTTATGCAGCGGGACGTTGACGCTCACCGC